AGTTTGAAGAAGTCAATTGATTTTAACTTTGTAATAAAAAAACCCAGTCTTTCGACTGGGTTTTTTTTATCTGGGTGGCGTGTGTTTACTTTTAATTAAGGTTCGTCATAATATTCACCATCGGTTGTTCTAAGCACTCTTACATCACGGTTTTGGTCATATACATTTGAAATTATCTTATAACGTGGGTACAAGTAACACAATGTGTCACAATATGGATAAAAATCCAAATCTACATAGTCTAGTTCTGCTGTTATTTCTGCTTTAACCGGTGACTGGCCTCTGGTAATTTTTTCATTTGGCTCCATTGTTTGGGCCTCTTTGTAGTACCATTTATTTTTTTGAGCAAACTGTTTGAAAAGTTCAATATCTGAATCTTGAACTGTGTAGATTCTGTCCATAAATTTTTCATTACCGCCTAAAATAGTACAATCCCAAAGAATAGCACGTCCTTTAATTTTTTTTGATACATATTTATCCCCTACCATTTCACCTTTATCAGAATAAAGTATTACCAATGAAACTTGTGGATTTTTTGCATATATATCCATTAACTCACTGGAAACATGGCTCATACAAGAGTTATTCATTGACCCTCCACCTTCTTGGTAATTTTCATACCAATACCACTTTTTAATATCATCACCTTGTACAATATCAAATTGATTTAGGGCATTTGATGCAAAATCATAAGTAGCTTTCCATTGGTTAACAAATTCTTCAAGTTCTTGGTCCGTAACAGAGACACCAGCGGCTCTTAAGAGGGGCCTTACTAGTCTACCAACTCTTATTGGATTTCGAGAAGTGTTCCAGATATGTGAATCATTTGGTTCCAACACTGATAGTGAATCCTTGTTTAGCACTGCCAATCTCTTTTCTTCACTGTCAGTTAGTTCTTCAAAAAGCACAAACACTTTATTAGATTGTTGACTAACAGTTTCGGCCTTTATTAGACCTTTTTGTCCACTTTCGGGTCTCCAAATATCTTGGTATCTATCGTATCCTAAGATGTCAAATATCGCATCGTTTGTATCACTATGCGTTAATTGCCTTCTTGTTCCTACCACATAAACAACTGGTTTATTTCCAATTAGTTCCTGAACTTTTCTATCAGGTGTAAATGATAATTCTTCTTTATTGTCTGTTACGTCAATATAGTTATGCTGAGTGGCAAAGTCTTTTGAATTGACATCAATTAGCTGCTGAGCTACTTTATTTGAAGACATTCTTGATAGAAGATTAATAAATCTATCTGATAAAACTACTTTTGACTCTAAAACTAATTCTTCAATTTTGCTTTCGGTTAAGAAATCAATAAATTTTTTTAATTTCATAGTCTATATATAAAAAATCTTTTTTTAGAAACATTTAAAATTTATGCTATTTATCTCTAAAAATATATATAGAGTGGAAATATTATTTGACAAAGTGCTTAAAAGAAAGATAAAATCTTTAATCATAGAGCTATGCTGTGGTCAAAATGACGAATTATTAATAGATTTTCCGCTTTCAATTGGTGTCTATCAAACAATTGAAATAGATGATGATTTAGGTGATATTATTCTACACTTATTTGATTCCGACTTTGATTACCCTTTTCTTTTTGATGACTTATCATCTGATGATAAACTTAGAGTTTATCAAATCTTAAAGGGAATTTAACATTTTAATCAGTTCTGGTTGAGGAAACACATCAAATTTATCCGTTCTGACTTGGGTGTGACTTCTAAGACCACCAGAAGAAAACCACTTCTCGTCATACTCAAACCACTCTTCATTATAAATGCCTTTGTCTATGGTGATATTCCAAACAGATTGGATATAAATTATCAACTTTCGCAGACTTTCAATTTGATTATCGGTGTATTTTTCCCAAAATTTATAACCCCTGAACGGTTTTTCTAATTCTATGACATCTTCAGCTTTTACCACTTTGTTGACATAATTAAAAAACTGACCGGATCTAAAAGTTAGTGGTCCATAATTGCAAATTTCAATCGATACCGATTCTGAATTTAATTTCTTACTCATTTTTGATATTCCTAAGTGATAAGCCCAATATCTTTCATCTATTGCTTTTAAGATTTTTCCATCCCATAGAGTGTCATCGGTAGATGAAGATCTTCTACCAATCACAAAATGTGTTGCAACTTTAAGAGGCAGGGGATTTCCTAATTCATCAAGTTTTGTATTTCCTGAGTCATCTTTTTGAAAATCTTTTTCCCAACCACCAATAGTCCAGTCAGGTCTCGATCCGCCTGCTGTGTGGTGTAACCAAATCGTATTCTTTTTAGTTTCTTCTTTGTAATACTCATCTTCACTTAGTAGATTGTTATAGATAATAAGACCGCCTTCGCCTACATATGAAATTTTATTTGGTATATCATTTTTTACTCTATTACTTTCTTTTTCAACAAATTTTGGTCTATTTAAGTCAATTACTTTTTTGGCATAGAGTTCGAGTTGATTCCAGGTCAAATTACCCACAATTCCATCGGCTTTTATATTAACTTCTTTTTGAAAATTACTGACCGATACAAGTAGGTTTTGACCAAAAATGCCATCTAATCTGCCGGTATAGAATCCAAAGTCTTTTAGTTTAGTCTGTAATAATTTAATGTCATCTCCTGACATATTTAACATCATAATCCTTTTTATCGTCATAAATTTAAATTCTTTTTATACCTTTCTGCCTGTTGTTTTTCTAAATAAGCCTTTAAGTCTTCATAGGTAACTTGGCCAGGATTTAGCGATATTTTATCAGCATCGCCTTTTTTAATTTCTATTTTTTTCAATTCGTCATTTTTCTTTTTATCTTCATAGGCTTCTTCTGCTGATTTAAGCAGGTGTCCGATGTAAAAATCTATACCCTTTTTATCTACTAAATCAAAGTCATAAGTATTAACAAACTCTTCAAAATTATCCCCAACATAAACTGCAAAATTCCTATCTAATATCATATGGTCGACATAAAATCTAATATCCCCAATATAACCCTGTGCAAATATTGTTGTGTTATACGAGCTATTATAAAATCTAGCAAATCGGTCCTTTTCATTGAAAATCCTAGTTCCGTTTTTATCGACTGTGGAGATTAAACCTAAACTTCTAACAAAATGTTTACAATTTTTGAAGTTATTTACTATCTGCTGACTAGAAACAATATTTATTGACATAAATTATTTATTAATCTATGGTGTTTCCCTTATTCGGTTTCTATTTGAAAACTTTTATCTTGGCCATCAATTTCGGATTTTATAAAGGTTATGAAATCCTCTGTTGTAAGAGTTTGTTTCTTTTTTTCATCATCTTTGTTGACAGTCCAATTCCAACCCGATTTCTTCTCGATTTCAACAGTCATGCTAAGCCAGTTTATTAAAGTATCGGTATCGGAATCGTATTTTCTAATTTTGATGGTGGCTTTTTTTTATATCCTCCATTCTAAAATCTTTTTTTGGATCTTTTGGAGCCGCGTCCTTTAGGTCAATTAATATAATAACTGAATACCAGGAGCTTAAGTTATCTGAAAATTTTATTGTAAGTGAATCATATAATCTAGAATATAAAGAAATCTCACTACTTTCAAGTGTAATTCCCTGATCTTTAAGAGTTTTTTTCTTTTTCTTTTTTGAATCTAATTTTGCCTGAGAAATTGTTTTTTCACCTGAGGGTATATTTTCTGATTCTTCTTCAAATATAGAATTGATCTCTTCTCTAATATTCATTAGCAACATCTTAATATAAGTTTCCTGTGGATCATTTAACTCTTCGGTGATAAATTGCTTGAATTTTCTTATACTCATAGTTTATATATTAATTTTTATAATTGCAGTTTGATAATATAGATTTCTTTTGTATATTTGAATTATGGGTAATATAGGGTATTGTTGTATAAATCTCTCACTAAACGTGGGCAAAAGAAAAAAAGACCAAGTATTGGTAAATAGAGGAATGGTTCGAAAAACCTTTGATTTGAAAGGTTTAGATTATGTTTCTGAATTGATTATACTAAACCTTAAAGATACTTTGAAAGTAATCGACTGGAATATCAAAAATAATATCTATGTCTATCGTATGTCTTCTGATTCTTTTCCTTGGATGTCTGAATATATTTTTGATAGTCTTCCAAACTTCAATACCATAAAGGATTTACTAAAACAAATAGGAGATAAAGCTAAGTCTTGTGGTATGAGACTTTCGTATCATCCTGGCCCTTTCAACGTGTTGCCGTCTGAAAGACAAGAAGTTATTTTTCGAGCAATTGCTGAACTAGACCAACATGCTTATCTTATGGACTTAATTGGTCTTGAACAAACAACATATTATCCTATCAATATTCACGTCGGTACCACTAAACCAACGACTTACGACGCTGCTAAGAAATTCTGCCAAAGTTTTCAATTACTATCAAACTCTTGTAAGAAAAGGCTAACAATCGAGAATGATGATTCGCCTAATCAGTTTTCGGTAAAAATGCTATATGACTGGGTTCATAAAGAAATTGGAATTCCTATTGTATTTGACCAACACCATTTTAATTACGGACCACAAGATCAAACGATGGAAGAGGCTCTTAGACTTGCTATTTCTACTTGGGGTGATGTCAAACCTCTAACTCATATGAGTTCTCCAAAAACTTTAGAAGACATCACTTCAAAACAAACGGCTCATGCTGATTATATTTATGAAGAAATCCAAACATTCGGTCTTGATTTTGATACTGAAATTGAAGCAAAGGCTAAAGATCTGGCTGTATTAAGATATAGGGGGACCTAATTTAATCTAACTGTATATTCAAATACTGATATATAGAGTGATGAAATATTTAATTACTTTTACAGCTGTTTTGATTTCTGGATTATTTTTATCTCAAAAAATCACAGTAAAAAACTCGTTACAAATTCAACACGGAGACATTGTGTTGTATTTAGATGATGATACCTGCACTTTGGTTTCTAAACACACAATAACTTATCAAGAATTTCAAAAATTGGGAAACTGGTCAAGATCCGATAAGTGGTTCGATGATACCTGGACTGGTAAATACTTAAAAAAGTATTATACCAATACAAACTATGATAAAGGGCACTTAACACCATCTCATATCACAACATATGATTCTCTTCTAAACTCAAGATCATTTAGTATGTTTAATCAAGCCCCACAGGCTAAATATTTTAATGAACACACTTGGCAAAAACTCGAATCAGATGTCGAAGACACCATTCAAAAAAATAAATCAGATGCTGTGATTATAACTGGTGTTATTTACAATGAAAAGAATAAGACATATTTGGGTAATAGTAAGATTAAAATACCAACTCACTATTTTAAAGTTCTTTTTATATCAAAAAAACAATGGGTTTGGATAGGTGAAAATGTTGAAGATAAAGCAAAATGCCAAGTTAAATTGATTAAATTATCGGATTTGAATCTTATCTTCAAAAAAAATTCAATGAACTTGAATATTAAATAAACTTCATACGACCGGTATTACTTATTTAATATATTTTCAATATCTTGAATTGATTCTTTATTTTTGATAGGATCTAAATAGAGTTTAGATATTTTTAAGAAAGCTATTATATTTTTTGGTTGTTTAGATTTAATTTCTTTAAGTTTTTGAACTAAGTCAACACTGTCAGATTTTTCTTCTTTTTCATCATCCGCTCCGCCGGTGATTTCGGTTATATCTTTTTTAACAATACCTACTTTATCATTTTCTATTGATACCTCGACTGTGCCATCATCTGAAACTTTGACATCTTTAATTTCACCCGTCGCTTCTCCTCCTGCTTTTTTACTATATTCAATTTCGAGTTCTTCGGTTTTCCCATTAATTATTTTTGCTAGATTCTTGGGTGTCAGAGCTTCTTTTATTGTATTTAAAATATTTTCAACTACTGAGTCATATTTTTCACCCTTCAGTTCTGCTATTTTTTTCTCAAGAGTCGTGAGTTTTTTCATACAAGATAGTGTGCCTTTAAGCTGCTTGAATGTCTTAACCACCCCATTTTTTTTTTGATCACTTTTCTTAACACATCTAAGGCCTGTTTAATTCCCTGGGCTTCTTCTAACTCATCAGCATACTCGCCTAAAAAATCATCCATTTTTTGTCGAATTCATCATTTAGGACTCTTTTTTCATTCTCCAGCTTTAAAATCTCTTCATCGTTAGCCTCTGTTATTAAAAATAACTTGAAGTTCTTAAGATATTTCATACCTTATATATAAAGTACTTAGATTATTTATTTTGAACTCGGAACCAGAATTACTAGGGAATTTATGATACAGAAAACAATTCCAATTCGAGAACATTTAATTATTTATTGTTTATCGATGGATCTCCCATTTTTTGAATTAAGTCGTCTACTAATCTTGAAACAGCTTCTGGTCTATCATCTTTTTTAAACTTGACCTTAATTTTAGCCTTTCCTAAATTTGAATCTTTTTTATTTTGAGAATCAAAATGGATAGAACCAATACTGTGATACCTATCTTTTCCTAAAAGAGCTTTTTTGACTTCTGAATCTTGTTTTTCGTGGTCCAGTAATAATCTAGCTTCAAAATCAACTTCGAGTTCATCTAATCCAACTGATGAATGATCGGCCAAAACATAGAGTGGAATAACTATATCTTTATCGCCAACTTTGAAAGTTTTAGTAACAGGTGTGCCGTCTGATTTGAAGTAATTCTCTAAGTTATCAATATGCTGTCTCTCGGAAATTCTTCTAGCAACCAAAGCTGCTTCGTTTAGAGCACTTAGTAAATCATCAATGTTTAGTTTAGACATAAAAAAAGGGACTTATTGTCCCTTTTTATATCTAAAAAAAGTAGATTTGTTTATTCATTTTTGTTATCACCGGTCGCAACGACTGAAGGTTCCATCATCATTTGAAGCATATCTGATAATTTTAACATACCCTCAGTTGGTGGTAATTGTTCAGCATGAACCTTTACATTATACTTAGCAGAGTTATCTGTGCTCCTTGTATTTTCTTTATGAGTTGCAATTTTACCACTCATTGACACTTTATACTTCATGCCCCAAAAACCACCTGAGACCTCAGCACTTGCTTCGGCTGAAGTATCTGTTGAATCTTTAGAAATATCTGTTTGTTTTACTTCCATAGAGAATTCGATATCAGCACTTGTAATTGAAAGAGCCGGTAGTGGAACTAGTGGTAGAAGTGGAACTTTAGAATTAATTTCTTGCAATTCTTGCTTTCCTGTGTCTGGGTTAGTTACATATCTGTTAAGAGTTACATCTAAACTAGTTGCTTGCTTTGGTGAATTTTCATCTCCGCCTTTTGGAGTGGTAAACGCTACTTGGGATATGTATTTCCAAGTAACATCATTTAGTTGTGCTTGGCCTTTTGCCATGCCTACTAATGGTTGAACAATTAGGTCTTCGATTGGTAATCCAGCGAATTGTTGTGCGATATTATCTGCCATATTTTTATTTTTATTTTTATATATTATAAAAAATTATCTAAATTTTGCAATTTTTGACATTTTTTTCTTAATTTCTTCCATTTTTCTAAGTGTTTCCAATGATTCTTGCTTCATTTCATCTGTCATTTTAAAATTAAAAATTAATCCACAACCTGGACATACCGATTCGGGTTGGCTAAGGATAAACTTTAAATCCATTGCAAGTTTTGTTCTACAGACCGGGCATCCAAACATCAACTCTCTTTATTTCTTGAACCGAAATAAGTTCCAACTATGCCTATTAGCCCGGTGATGACTACTTGCAGAAGGTCTGTAATTTTTTCATCTACTGACCGGCCTTCTCTTAAAGCTACGGTAAAGTCACCTACAACTATAAATCCTAAAATCGACATTACACCGATAATCATAATATAAACGACTTTGTCTTTGAATTGACTCATTGTTTAAAATAAATTTTTTTGACTCATTGGTTATATATAATAAAATTAAATTAACTTATGGGTTTATATTCCAACAAAGAACCAATTGGTTATGATTGGTGTCTCTCAACTTGAAGCGTATTTAACTCCAAAAGATTATTTCTACCAAATATTTTAACTTCAACTTTAATCTTCTGGTCTTTACAACTTTCAACAGTTCCAATGAAACCTGAAAATGGACCATCTAAAATTTTTATTTCTTCACCGATTGTAAAACTATCAAAATTTTGAATACTTTCTTCTTTTTCTTTTTGAATACCAAGCATTCTATTTACTTCAGACTCTGATAATGATTGAATTTGTTTTTCTCGGTTAGTCAAAAACCCGGTAGCTCCATTTACTTCTTTAAGATAAAACTTTAATTCACCGACAGCATTTGTTTCAACAAAGATGTATCCAGGAAACATCACTTTTTCTTTTTGAACTTTTTTGCCATTTTTTACATGGAAAGACCTTTCGGTTGGAATTACAACTCTACCTATTTTGCCCATAAGGTCACCTTTTTCTCCTTCTTTGATTATTCTTTCTGAAACAGATTTTTCCCTGTTAGATTGTGCTCTAACAATATACCATTTCATTTGAGATACATTTTCAGTGGTTGTGTTCATAGTTATATTTATTTTATTGTTTTTCTAGTTTTTTATAATATTTAAGTCCGTCGTTTATAAAATCTGGGTGATTTTGTATCAAATAATCCAGGTCTGAATCTTTTATTTGTAGATGTGTTAATAACAACATATAATCCTGTTCGGAAATATGTTGTGACACTTTTTCTGATTTTGACCAAATCCAAGAAGGATAAGGTGATTTTTTCAAAAATTGAAACCAAAGATCAAGTCCTACAGCTTTATTTATATTTTTATGATTCAAAAGTTGTGCCTTTTCTGCAAATCTTTTTGACAGCAATCTATTGATAATAAAAAAAAATTCTTCTTTCTGCTCATTAGATACCCACTTCCAATTTTGTCTATCTTTGAACATGGCATTTGTAATGGCCAACAAATTATTTTCAATCGTCATTTATTTTTGAATTTAGATTCCATTTTTTCTATAATCTCTACCGGTAGATTATCCAATCTAAGGTCAATTAGTTTTACATTACTTATAATGTTTTCGACGATTTTTTCAATTTGAGTTTTTGATATGTTTTTCTTTTCACAAATTAAATCCGCGATATTTTCATATAAATCTGGGTCGAGTAGATTTACTTCACCAAACTCAGTCAAATAATTTTGATAAATTGACTTAGCTCCCTTAGAACCTATCCCTCTTTTTTTGCCATTTTTCACTTGCGACCAAACCGATGAAATGTTATCTGATTGGTCACCAGAAATAATTTTAACAACTAACGATTCTATCGGATCGATTTCGATAATCTCATACTTGTCTAAAAATCTATCAAGCAGTGTAAGAAAGTCACTGTTATCGTTGAGTGTAAAAATATCATCATTTGGTAAATTTTTAACATTTGAAATAAAAATTTGATAATTTTTTGGCATAAAAAGTTTTTCTTTATTATGCATTTCATTGGTCATTATATTAATCCAAAGTGGGTCTAAGCTCCAGTTAACAATTTGCTTAATATCGTGGTCATTTGAAACAATTATGGTGCAGCGGCCTTCTTGATTTGATTTATGTGATAAGAATGAAATCCAATCATCTCCTTCAACATGTGGTGCTTCAAATATAGTCACCGGTCCCTTAATCGATTGTTTGAATTCATCATAAGAGCTATAAACAAATCCCCAATCAATATCAGAGTCCTTTTTTCGATTAGACTTATAAGCTTTAGTCAATTTTTTTCTCCAAGATTTTTCTTTCGAATCAGACACCAAATAAATATTCGAAAATGGATACCATTTTCTGTAATTTGATATGGTATATTCTAAAGATTTAATAAGAGATCCATAGAGTATATTGTTTTTGTGAAGTGTGAAAACCAAACGGCTAAGTATGTAATTTCCATCTATGATTAAGTCGCAAATCATAAGAATTAATTATTTTTAATATTATATTAACAATTAGTTACTTAGTTTATTACCTGGTTTATTTTATCATCTCTTTCTAACTCTTTGAACTTTTTTACAAGAAAATCGTCTAATTCTTGTGGAAAATTATAATTATTTTTTTTCAACTGGTCGTAGTAAGGTTTTCCAAGTACATTAATAGTTGAAATTAATTGTATAAGTATTGAATCTTCGAAACTTGCATTCAAATCTACGTTCTCACCTAAGACGTGGTAAGTTTTTTTGCCACTATGTCCGTATTGAATATTGGTTCCATAAGTTGCCGTGCTGGTTGTTGTGTATTTATTTATCATTTAGTATGGTATTTATAGATTTGTTTAATTCACCTTTTGATATAGATCTTGGTCCAATGGCTAAATCAGACCACTTTTGTTGATGTAAAGAGTCCATCACCGTTCTAATTTTAGATTTATCATCAAAGATCAAAAAGTAGTGAGATTGTTCTGATTTATTTAAGTCTGTAAATGCCCTACCGGCATAAACACCGACTCTTCTTACTGCTAAGTCAGCAATTGTTTTATCTTTTGTATATCTAAATCCAATATTAGAATCTTCTAAAATCTTATCTCTTTTTTTGTGGGATTTCTTCCAGATTTGAAAAACACATTTAACCTGGTATGAAGCCCCATCTAATAAATACGAATCTTCAGGTAATACTTCTTCATACTCTAAATGAAAATATTCTGGAATTTTATTTTTCTGACTTGGTTTTGCAAAACTTATCGGTAAGATAAAAGCAATGGTATCTGAAAATAGACTAGCCCTTTTAATGAAATTCATAGCAACTGACCCCTGTTTCCCAAAAGGTGGATTTGATAACACTAAAACTTTACTGGGGTCTTGTAGAATCATTTTATAATCCCATTGTAAAAAATCTGCTGTAATAACACCATCTATGTGTGGTAAGATATCAATTGCAATTTTATTGTGGTGTGGTATATTTTTGTAAAAAGCACCCGCTCCACAACACGGATCAATGACTAAATCATATTTACTAAAATCAAACTTAGCCACTAAATCTTCGACTAATTGTTGCTTGGTGTAGAATTTATCTAAGTCGGATTTTAGAATTCTCTTCATAGACTTTTTAGATACAATTTAACAAAAAGTTTATCCGATTCTGATGTGGGGTAATTTAAGAACCAAGTTAGTAAAGTTAGTAAATGACATAGCGCACTGTATTCTAAGTTGACCTTTGCTGTCTCTTTTAAATCTTAATTTAATTGGAGTATCACTGCATATTCCTTTATAGATTGAAGTGTAGTATTGCCAATTTTTTTCAGATTCTTCGGTTCTTTCACCTACTAATTTGTGTTGATCTAAATCATTATACATCATTGTGATATCCTCTAATTTAGTCTGTAAGTTAGGAAGAAATGTTTTCCAAATCGATACCGGCATACAGATTATATACTCTACTAAAACTTTTTTATCTGCTGACCCGTCATGAAATCCAATTGCTATCATAAAATTTTGTTCATTTGAATGTAAAATTTTAATCTTTTTTCCATCTTTTTCTAAACCTGAAATTCTTTTGAAGTCTCCAAATTCGATATCGGTCCTGTTTGCCATGCATTTAATGCTCCAGTTATGGTGGTCTTTAAACCCTTGTGGAACTAATTCCCAGTTACATTCTTTGAACCCCGATATCTCATCAATTTTAACAAGGTCTAAATAGGTTGACCCATTGAAAAATTCTACCGACTTTTGTTGCTCGATTCTTCTGGTTAGATAGGATTTATCAAGACCACCTTCGGCGTCCCACTTATCTGTTTTTTTCAATTTAGCCAAACCGTTAAGATTTTTTACTTCTCCTTCATAGATAAAACCGTGTATTTGTCTTGCCCTATTTTGTAAATTCGAATTCTTTTTGAAAATATAAAGAAATACCTCCTGTTCATTGATTATTAGTTTTGAATCTTCTGGTAAATACCCGTCATATTTTTTTGTCGATGTGTTAAAATAATTAACATTTGAAATATCTCTTGAAGTGGTTTGTATTAAATACTTAACATCTGTGGTTTTTGTAATCGGAGATTTAGAAACCAATACACAATGTGCAAACTGGTCACAATCATACTCAGACATCCATTTTTTGACAAGTTTAAGTGGATATATCTTGGATTCAATAAGAGATGATATTCTAAACTTTCTGTTAAAAAGATAAAGTTTATTTTCGTTTATAAAATTTGACCATTTTTTAATCATTAGTTATATATTAATTTTTTTTTCTATTTCAATAGTTCTACTTTTCTTAAATCTGAGTTTTTTCCAAACCAAATTTCAAGTGATAGCTTCGTAGCCTCGTCTTTTGTAATTAAGGTCATTTTTGGGTTATTAATAATATCTTGATACTCGTCATCGACAAGTGCCGCTAAACCTTTTTTATACTTTATTTCCCACTGTTTGACATCATTTGTTTTTTCCCATTCATTATACTCTGCTTGGGTATAAAAAAGTAATTTCTTTTTGGTTTTTGATTTTGGTATAGCAACTACAATTGGAGTTTCTACTTTCCAAATCATTTTTCTATCAAACATATCCGGCCAATATTTGTAAAAAAAGTTAATGAGCAGACCAGCAATCGAGTTACCGTCTGCGTCAGCGTCAACGTAAAAAAGAATTCTACCGTATCTAAGGTCTTTGAGAGTAATTTCTTGGCCCAGTTTTAATCCAATCGATGCCATTAAATTAACCACTTCGTCATTTCCGACCAGTTTTTGATTGGTCATCTCTGAAACATTCACGAATTTTCCTTTAAGTGCAAAAGCACCCATTGTTTCTGGTGTTCTGTATTTTCTGAAAGCCGAAATTGCCGAATTATGAGATACGAGACCATTGCTTAACAGAAAAGATTGATCAACATCAACTGATATGTCAACCATGTTCACGTACTCATTTGTGATATCAATTGAATCTATATCTATAAGTTCTAAAAAATTCTCTACTATCATTTATCAATATTATTTTTTATAAATTCCAAACACTTCTCTAATTTATTTTCCTCATCTGACCAAATCTCTAGAACCCTGAATCCATTTGCTTTTGCCGTTTCTATTTTATCTTGTTGTTTTTTAAACGCTATTTCAGGAGTAATACTTATATCAAATGGATTTGTCCAAGTTGAATTTTCATTTTTTGGATGATACAAAACTCCATTGTATTCAATGATGATTTTCTTACTTCTTATTGTAAAATCATAGAAATAAATTTTATCACTATCTTTTATGAAATATTCTTGTTTATTTGGTTTCCCTATACAGATATCAGAAATATCTATATTTAATTTACTGGTTAAAATATCTATAAGTGGATTAAAAATCTTTAATGACTCTTTGGATGCGACACAAAAAGGAACTGTTACTTTTTCTAACCATTGGTGATAAATTTTAGTTGCGGTTTCAATATCGCCGTATTTTTTCAATAAATTATCAATTGTAATAGCTCGTGATTTATTTATTTTTTCTTTTTGTGGATTTGAGTCAAAGGTTTTTCTATACTTATCAACTCTTATTTTATGTTTTTCCAATCCTACTTTTTCACCAAATTTATTAATCAAGTTACTAATTGAGTTATTTACTTTAGATAATCTATATTCATATTCGGTTATTGCTGATTCTAAATCACCATTATTTTTCTTAATGAAGAAATCCAAAGACATTGAATCTTTTTTATTTGATACTTCCTGGAATAATTTAATTCCCAAATCTTCTCCATATTTTTGTATATATCCTTCTCTACTATTTGATAAAGAAATTTTAGATATGTGTTCTAAATATTTTTGTCTACCTAATTCCTCTCCATATTTTTTTATATAGTTATCAACGGATCTAGATTGAAACTCTTTGTAAGAATTTTCAGAATTATGATTTTCTTTATAGAATGGACTTCCATTATTATTTTTTAGTAATATTTTTGCCTCTTCCAATGATACTTTATTAACCAATGATATGAATTCAAATGAATTGGGATTCATTTTTATACCTTGACAATGTTCATTTTCTCCATAGCAATAAATTAGTTTTTTATATGAAAATCCTTTTATTTTAATTTGACTTTTGTTGTTTATTTCAACATGTATATTTACAGGTGGGTAACCAGAATTACAAACTCTACACTTTTCTATATCAAAACCCAGATAATCCAAATATTTTCCTATCGGGATTTTGAGTTTTCTTCTTATTGATACTTTTAGTGATGAATCTATTCTGTCTAATCTTTTACAATTGAAATTGTAAATCCTTCCTTTATATTCATAGTTATATATCATACTCTATGTATTAGAAGTAAAATATGTAATTTTGAAGGTTATTCTATAATTTGAAGGTGTTGATAAGAAAATGCTTACCTGGTTTTATTTTCAAAGATTCTAACATTTCAAATTTATTTAATTCTTTGTTGAATATAGCGAACTTGTGTTCCGGATTAGTTTCTATAATATCACCAGAGAGTATTTTTAATGTATATCCATCATTTTCTTTGACTTCGATCAAAGATTCTGTAAATGCTAAGTAGTTTTTTACTAGCTTATGTCTTTGCTTATTTATTTTACTCGTTAGTTCAAAATAAAATTCATTTTTTTCGGTATCATATACGAACCATTTATGTTCATGGCTACAAATAACATCCTCAGTCTTAGTTTTTATAACAGCTTTCTTTTTGATTTTTTTTGTAAAAGAATAAATATTGGATATTGAATTATTGTGAGTAATGACTAAATCCTCTGTATTGATATTTTTAATTTTTTCATCTATAATATCACCATCTCTTATAATTCTTATAAGAGTATCCTCATGTAGGCAATCCCCTTCAAAAAGTCCGATTTGACACTTCCAACGGTCTTTTCCCTTAGCGTCAATTAATTTTTCAACTTTAATTTTTGATAGTTTTTTATTTAATTCTCTTTGTAATTTCGAGTCTTCGGCTGATTTTTTTTGTTGAATCCAATCGAGTATCGAATTTACAATTTCGGATTTTAGAATCTGTTGAATTAATTTATTTGAAATCTCAAAAGTAGACCCAAAATCTTTAACTTCTGTGATTAACTTTTCTTTTGTCTGTGAAGAAAAACTGGGGTTGATTACAGTTGAATTGAGAAAAAGAAAGATATGTTGTTTTAACTCCGATGGTTTAACATCTACTTTATGCCTTTTAGTAAAGAAGGCTCTTAACTCCGTGATAATTTGATTGATAATGTAATCAACATGTGTTCCGCCATCATAAGTTTCTGTGGAGTTAGCAAAACTGACATGCGAAAATCCATTTTCTGAAAGTGCAATACCAACGGACCACGATTTATCTTTTGCTTCTTCAAAGAAATAGTCTTGTGTGTATAATTTGATGTAATCTTCAAATGAGTTGAAATTTATTTTAGTTTCATTAAATGTGAATTTTATATCTGGATTTGTTCCTGCTAAATCATAGACTCTTTTTTCAATCATCTTAAAATGGTCATCGTCTAATTTATCTATACCAAATTGTGATAAATCGGGTTTATACTTTATCTCGGTGTGGTTTATTTTTGACTTTTTAATAGTTGGAACACTTCTTTCTCTCATATTATTTGAAAAAGTCTGAAAAAAATGGTTTTTACCATCACAAGTTGAAATTGTGAATTGCAGTGAAAAAACATTAGTTAATTTAGCACCCAGACCATTCAATCCAGCAACTGTTCTTTCATCAGAGTCATCGTAATTACTTCCTGACATCAAATTTCCAAAAATAACTTCTGGAACATACTGGTTATGGTCTTTATGAATTACCACTGGGATTCCGCCGTTATCTTTTACTGAGATAGTATTATTTTCAACATCTACTGAAATATCAATCTTATTTAGGTTTTTATTTCTTTTATTTTCATCGACTGAATTTGTAACCACTTCATCAAATATTTTAACAAATGATGGAATAAATGTAATTTCTCTTTGAACTACCTGACCCTCTTCTATCACATTTTTGATAGATGTGTTTGGTTTATTAGAACCTACATATGTCTGCGGTCTTAAAAGTATATGTGTTATTTGGTCTAAAACTTTATATTTGTCTTCGATTTTTTTCACTTTTTAATTATTTTTTTAATTTCTACTGACTTATCAGGGTGGTCTCTAATTGTAATTTTATTTATCTATTTCATAAATCTTGGTTAGCTCCTCAAATTTTTCAAAAGATTCGCCAAATATGATTTCGGAATTTTCTTGTATAATACTAAAATCCCAATTCCACCATTCACTTTTTAATAAAATATCAATTTGCTCATCTGTAAATCTTTTTTTAATTACTCTGGCAGGGTTTCCAACCACGATACTATACGGTTGGATATCTTGACTTACAACCGCACCGGCACCTATCACCGAGCCACTGCCTATTTTGACACCAGACATTATCATAACATTCATGCCAATCCAAACATCATTTTCAACAATAATGTCACCCTTAGTTAGCAAATTTCCGGTTTCATCGTATTTCATATCAGGGTCAGGTAGCCAAGTCGATATTCGTTTGATGTTATGATTTCCACCTAAAAAAAAAGAGACACGGGTGGATATTGAACAGAATTTGCCTATTATTAATTTTGCATCATGCTTTGTTAAATCTTCGTAAAAAACTTTACTATTAACCAAATCATTTTCTGATGATGTTATGCGAGTTGTTTTATCCGATTTTATCAGACCTTCGGAGAACTCCCAGTTCAATAGATTCATTACTTTCATATTAGTTAATTTTTTTATTTAACATATATTTTATAGTAAAATAAAAAATTGTTTGAAATATCTATTATTATATCAGATAATCAGACTCCTCTGTTAAATTGGCTTAAATTATAAAAATTTAAATAATAAATAGAGTATGAAAATTAAAACCCTTTTTATATCCGATGTGCATCTTGGAACTTCAAAATGCCAAGCAGACAAATTATTACAAGTGTTTAAAAATTATGAATTTGAAAAGTTGGTAATTGTCGGAGATTTCATTGATTTGACTTCGATTAAAAGAAAATTTTATTGGAAACCCGATCACTCTACTGTTATTCAGAAGATACTTAGATTTTCAAGAAAAGGAGTGGAAGTTGTTTATGTTTTGGGAAATCACGACTATTACCTTAGAGGTTTAATTGAAGAAGAAAATATTAATTTAGGAAATATTTTAATCTGTGACCAATATTTCCATACTACCTCCTCTGGAGAAAAGATATACATTTGCCACGGAGATCAATTCGACGGGTTCATTAGACTACACCCATTTCTTTATGTTTTAGGTGACTGGGCATACGAAATGAGTTTTAAGATTAATAATATCTATAATAAATTAAGAAGATTATTTGGACTACAATATTGGTCGCTATCTCAGTATCTAAAATCCAGAGTAAAAAATGCCATCGCCTTTATAAATGATTTCAAAATTTTATCGATGAAAAAAGTAAAAGAGGTCGACTGTGATGGTATAATGATTGGACATATACATACTCCAGATATCGATAGATCAGGTCAGTTTAACTATTACAACACCGGAGACTTCTGCGAAAGTTGTTCTTTTTTATACGAAGACTTATCAGGTGAAATACGATTGGTGGTAATTGGATTTAGATAGGCTTTAAAATGGAATTAGTTTAGGTTAAACAAGTATATAGTCCTCAAAAACAATATTATAAATAGTTATATAATCAATTATGGTGGAAAAGAGCATTTCTGAATTTTTATCACAGGAGTATAAGGAGTTTGCAATGTATGTTATTGAAGGTAGGGCAATACCATCAGTGATAGACGGATTTAAACCGACACAAAGAAAGATAATTCACGTTGCAAATCAAATTTGGAAAACCGGAACCGAAAAAACACTTAAAGTTTTTCAATTATCCGGTAAAGTCGCGTCAGATTGTTTTTACCATCACGGGGATTCAAGTCTTTCTAATGCCATTATCACAATGGCTCAAAAATTCAAAAACAATGCGCCGCTTTTAGAAGAAGAGGGGCAATTTGGTTCGCTTAGGTCTCCGCAACCAGGTGCCGCGAGATATATCGGAACTAAACTATCTCAAAATTTTAGACTAATTTATAAAGATTTTGAACTATTAAATTTTAAAGAAGAAGAAGGTGAAGTGATTGAGCCGCATTATTTTTTACCAATAATACCCACTGTTTTGTTAAATGGATCTTCTGGAATTGCTGTGGGGTTTGCTTCAAACGTCTTAAATAGAGACATCAAAGACATTATTGATGCTTGTCTTAGAGTTTTAGACCAAAAAAAAATTGGTTTCATAAAACCAAAATTATCAAATTTTACCGGTCAGTATATTCAAGATCCTGAAAATAAAAAAAGATGGATAATTAGAGGAAACTTTAAAAAGGTCAATACATCAACTGTTAAGATTTCAGAACTACCACCGTCAATGACTTATGAAAAATATGAAGATATTTTAGACAAATTAGTTGATGATAAGATAATCGTTAGTTATGATGACAATTGCAAAGACAATATTGATTATGTAATTAAATTTACACGAGCTGATTTAGAAAATTTAGATGATGAAAAGTTAATCAAAATCTTAAAATTAGAAGAATCTTCTACTGAAATTTTTTCGACTCTTGATGAATCAGGTAAGTTAAAAATATTTGAAACTTCAGAGGAAATAATTGAATACTTTGTCAAATTTAGACTTACTTATTACGATAAAAGAAAAAGACATTTGCTGGATAAAATGAACCAGGAGTTAAAGATTCTCTCTAATAGAGGCAAGTTTATCAAAGCCATTATTGACCAAAAACTTAAGGTAAATAATGTCGCAAAATCAGAAATTATTAAAGGTGTTGAAGAAATGAAACTTGATTTAATTGACAATTCATACGATTATCTACTTAGAATGCCTATCTACTCACTAACTAAAGAGGTGTATGACAAACTAAAAGCAGATTTTATTGAAAAGAAAGATGAGATTAAGAAAATGGAAGAAACTGAACCAAAGGATATGTATGTCTCTGATTTAAATGAATTAAAAAAGAAATTTAAATAGCCTGTGAAAATATGTCCAAATATTTAAATATTAAAGTAATAAAACAAATATATAGTCTATGATTTGGATATCGGCAGTATTGTCACTTTTTGTTGGAATCGCAATTGGTATACTTTTAACAAAAAAAATAATGCAGCGCCTAATTTCAATAGATAACCAAAGAACTTTAAACTCCAAAAGAAATCAATTTATAGAAGCACTTGGTCGAATAAAAGCCGGTGAGTCTCAATTTAAGACCAGAATGAACGACACTGTTTATATACAGGTCAATTTAGTCAACCATGGTCTTGTTGATATCATATATCTAATCGATAGAGACGATATTGCTATTTTTCAAAATACCACTTGTCTTTACACTTCTGACTCAGTTGAAAACGAGATTATCGAGCAAATCATTAAGTCAATATGTCTAATTTACAATAAAAAAATAAATGATATTATTGAGGTATTAGGTTTTATTTTTTACAGAGAAGATTTTGAAAAGTCAATCGGATATAAAATCGATGAAATAATTAAAAATCCTATCTTTTCCATACCTGAGGTTCAACAAGACGAAATCAAACAGACTAAAGTTTTTGATATTGATGAACTACTTGATAAGATATCACAATATGGTTTACCAGCACTAACTCCTGAAGAAATAGACTTTTTAGATAATTACTCAAATGATAAGAGAAATTAATCTACTACCATGGAAAACCGTGGTGGTGACTTCTGATTTTGACAAGTCTGAAATTAAAAATATAATGCTAATTCTTGCCGAAATAGACAATTGTTACTACTATTTAGAAGAATGGGATGAAAAAATATTTGATATTTCACAAATGCCAAATTATATTAAAATGGATTGGCTAAATTATAATAAAAAACCTTTATCTTTGAAATTGTTGAATAAACAGGTAAAAAATTTATTAACTCTGCTTAGTCATCAAAGTGACGATGTTAAAAAAATTAACCAACTTGAAGAAGAAATTTACCTGATTAAATCACTTAGAAGAGATTTGATAATTAAAGGCGCCATATCAAATTAACTTTTTATTTTTTTATCTAAGAAAAATTTGATATATTTGTTTTAAAATTATGACAAAAGAGAAGATAAATGATATGGTCGATAGAAAAATTATCGATATGTTAAACAGTGGAAAACCTTTTTATGATATTAAATTTGAATTGTTAGTCAGGCTTAATAATTTCATTAAAATAATTGATAAGTCTGATTGTAGTTATGATGATCTCTATCACAAAGAATTTGATGAAATTGATAAAGTTCGAGAAAGATATGGTATAACTTATATCAAACATAGTCAAAAAAGAATTAATGACATTGACTGGGTTATGTGCAACATGCAGAAATTTCATGGATTTAATGCTAAAAAAATGTTTCAGCTTGTCAGATTAAAAGATAAACTTTCTTAGTGTTATCTTTTTAACCACTCTATAAATCTAATTACCGATTCCTGTAGGGTTTCGACAAAATCAAAGTCTTTTAAGAAGTCACCAAATTCTTGGCGATATCCTTCTTTTGATTCATCGTTGGCGTTTCTTAAATACTGCCAGTTAAATGACAACTGAGCTGGTGTTTTAAAACCAAAGAATTTCAATACTTCTTTTTCTAATTTAATTGATTCTTCGCCATTCCAGTTGTGACCTACCGCCACAACACCGCACTCTTTATCTTTTAATAAATTAGATTCTTTTAGAGTCGTGTGTCTATTTTCTAACCAAGTCAGTCTTTCAACCAAAGAAGTATAGATGGCATTCATTTTGCCCCACCTAATTGAGCCAAAGAAAATAACGATATCTGCTTCAAATATGGCATTTGCTACTACATACATTTCATCTGATTTGTTATTCAAAGCCGCCCAACATCTTATAGAACCGGTTGGATTCTTTTTTTTATCTAATAACTTAGCTTGCTTTAGGCCACAAGTATTTCCCCTTTTGGTAGATACATTTCCTTCACAAGAAAAAATATTTAGTTTGGCTACATTAATCAATTTAATATTTTCGGAGTCAAGTTTTTTTTACTAATTCATCGGCTATAATTGAAGATTTTGGTAATTCTTTGTCACCGCTCCATCTATTGGATGTTGTTAAAAAAAGAACTTTTTTTTGCTGATTCTTTTTCAGATAATTGTATAGCCTTTTTAGTTTATCCATTGCAATTTATATATTAATTTAGAAACATTCTAATTTAAATTGACTATATGACAATTTGTCAGTATTTTTGTTTTGGTCCTAAATTTGAATATATGCACTAAAAAATAATTAAAACTATGAGAAAAAAGTATTACCTATTTGACCTATCAGATTTATTTCTGAGCCAATTTGAAAGCCCTTTTCAATTTCAAACTTTCACAAAAACAGAATCATTTTTTCCAAAAGATGATGACAAAAATTTCAACAAACAAGTTGAAGAATCAGAAACCGAGACTCATAAAATTAAAAAAGAAACTTGGGTTAGCCACGATGGTGCATCAAAATTCACAAGAACTTGGTCTGAAACAAAAAATCCAGAACCAAAAATTGATGTAAAGTTGCTTGAATCCAAACTTAAAGAGGCAATTGAGACGGAAAATTATGAGTTAGCTTGTAAACTGAGAGACCAGATAAAAAAGGTGAAATAAAAAAAGGGGGAAGTTTTCTTCCCCCTTTTTTTATTTTATGCCAAATCTTTGTTTTAATTCAATGCTCATTGTCTCTGGTATTGCCGATGGTGGTGCTACATTTCTTTGAAATTTCCAGTGCATTTTTTCCCAGTCTCTAATCTCTTGATCCAATTTCATTAAAGACTCTTCTTCGAGATTAACTTCTTCTACTTTTATTGTTAGATATTTTTCAACTTCTTCTAAATCCGTTTTAAGTTGTAAAAGCGATTCTTCTTTTCTATTTAATTCTTTAGATAGAAGTTCTAATTCCCTCTCTTTTTTAGTCACGGCTGCCAAATCTTTGTCAATTTTTTGTTGAAGTTCCGCATATTTTTGGTCTAAGGTTTTTGATGATTCTAAAACAGACCTATCAAAGTTTCTTTCTTTTTCATTAATAAACTGGAGTTTATCTTCTAGATCTAATTTTTTTTCAGTTATTTCTCGAGATCTTGCCCTTAAGTCGTCTTCTTTTTTATCTAAATTTTTTAACTCGTTTTTATAGTCTTCTTCTCTTTTTTCGACTCTTTTCAATCTAATGTCGACTTCTTCTTCTTTGTCTTTGATTCTTTTTTCGCGACTGTTAAACTCTGATTCTTTTGCCTCTAAATCTTTTTCTTTTGCCTCTAAATCTTTTATTTTACTATCATCTTTGATTTCTATTGGCGCTGGAATTTGTTGAATAGAAGAAATAATCATTTCTTCGATAAATGGAATTAGTTTTTTATGAAATTGAGTTGGTGTTGGAAATTTACTAATTTTCATGTGGGTTAACAACTCTGCTTTCCAATCAACAGGTGTAAATATCTGGGGGTTCGCTTCAACAATACCTTTGTCAATTTGAATTGATTCGCCTTTAATTTTGTAAACGTAATCATCTATAAGTGTGCCTGATTTGATTAAAAATATCTTTTTATCAACTGTTGTGAACTGGTAATCTGTTAGGAGTTTATGTTTAATCTTCATTTTTTAAAATTAATTATTTAAATATATATAAAATCTATTTTTTTATATTATATTTGTATCTTAAATATAAGTTTATCAACTTTTATAACCAGTTGAATAAAAATATAAATTAGATTAGATAAAAAATGAGAAAAGGTGATTTACTAATATGTAAGGAGACCATTTATGATTCTAATGGTTTTTCAATTTTTCTTAAAGGTGGTGAATATAAAGTCCTCTATGTTGATAATGAAGATATGCAAATCAAAGTTTGTATATCCTGTGATATAGAATCGAAAAATAATATGGTAATGATTATTGAAGAAGTTCATAAAAAATTTAAAATTAAATAGTATGTATATTATAAAAACAACCTTAGACGAGGCAGTTCAGGAATTAAATTTCATTTCAAATTGGATCAACACAATATGCCGTGACATCCTAAATAAAGAAGTAGAAAATGAAAAGGTTTCGGTCTTCTACAATTATGGATACTTTGTGCCAAAGGGGTCTGGATTTAATATCAATCAGTTAGATATGATGTATCCAGAAAGATTAAAACATGAATTATCAAAAGTTCGAGTAAACGTAACTATCAAAATTGATAATTTCATTATGAGCAACCGAATTGAAAATGGTTTTGTTCCCAGCACAATTGGGTTGATTGTCGAAGAAATCACAAAGTTAAAAATGAGAGCTGAGTTTGAAATTCATGGAAACCGACAAATCTTCGACTCTGTGCCAGATATCGACCAATCAATTGTTACAATTCAAAAAGATTCTTTTTTAGGCGAACAACCTGGTGAGGATTTTTTAGATATTGATAGTATACTTGATAAAATACAATTAGGTGGTATGTCATCTTTAACTGAAAAAGAAAAAGACTTTTTAGATAAAAAAAGTAAAGAAATGTAATGGACATCAACCAAGTATATTGTGGTGATTCAATTGAACTTCTTAAAAAATTAGACGATAATTCAATTGATTTAGTGATAACATCACCACCCTATTCAACCTTAAAGGTCTATATCAATGACTCGGGCATACCTGCTAATGATTATGTAAATTGGTTTATACCCTATTGTAAGGAGATAGAAAGAGTTATTAAACCAACTGGTTCATTTATTTTGAATATCAACGATAAAGTCGAAGGTGGATTCAGACATCCTTATGTATTTGACTTAATTTCTGAAATCCATAAAAGCAGCGGTCTTAAAATGTTTGAAAGACTTTTTTGGAATAAAATGAAAGGTCTTCCTAATAGAAGTCGTTTTGGCGACCGCGTAGAATACATTTTTTGGTTCGTAAAAGAAAGGGGTTTCAAATTTAACATAGATGAAATGAGAACAGAATATTCTGAGAAATCTATTAAGAGAATGAAAAGACCGCTCAAAAAAAGATTTGCAAGAACAGACAGCGATTCTGATTTGGAATATAAAGATTGGTCTCCTAATCCTCTTGGGGCTCTACCAACAACTCTGGTAAACATTTCATCAGAATCTAAAAAAATTGCTGATAACCACATTGCTGTGTTTCCTATTGAATTAGTAAAATATTTCATCAAAGGATCAACTAATAAGGGTGATTTGGTCTTAGACCCATTTATTGGAACAGGCACAACAGGTTTAGCTGCGCTGGAACTTGAAAGAAACTGGATAGGATTTGATATACAACAAGATTACATAGAAATTGCAAAAAATAGGATCGGTTATGTTGAGAATATCTAACAATACTTCAAAAATAATAAGTATTAAATGGTTCACAAAAGAAGAAGTTGATCCTGGGTATAATGGTAATCCAATCGATAGTTTTGTTATAATACCCGGAGTGACTCAATATCAGCACATTTATTCATCAGGAAAATGGTTGTGTTTTGATAGTGACAGAAGTTATATAGGTGTTGAATTTTCTTGTGAGAGTGACTTAGAGAGGTTTTTTACACAAATTATAAGAGAAATTAAACTTAATCAAATCACAAATGTAAATGTTGATGTTGACACAAAAAAGTAATTGATATCGGTGGAGATTTACTGTAAAAGAACTTTATTTGCAAAAGACGATAAAGTCGTTTATTGTAAAAAGGGCAAGATATATAAAACACAGGCACCAACAACATTCGAGTTGAAGTCCGGTCTATGTTTATGGGTTGAGATTGAATTAACAACAACTGGTAGATTCAGTTGTTACACTGGGTATTCCAAACGACAAACTCCAACTTCGGGAAATTGGTACCCCTTAACCTTAAAAATTTTTGAAAAGTATTTTACAACAATTGACGAAATGAGAAATAATAAAATAGACGAAATAATAAAATAACCAATACATAAAAAAATATGTCAAAGTTTATATCTGATTCAGAAATTTTAAGATGGAACGAAAAATTAAGACACACTAATTATTCGGTCTATCCTAAGTATCACTCCGCAAATTCACACCCAATGATTGTGTTTAAGCAAAAATTAAACCCACGCGCGGTTTCATTATTTGGAAATTTGGGTGATGTTGAAACTATTGACCCGCAGATGAAGTTTACTTTTTCTTTTTCAGTGGCTACAAATCGAGTTGAAAACTTTTTTCATATTTTTGAAAAATGGTTTTCTACAAAAGTTTCCACAAAAACATACTATCAAAATAATAATGATGTCGAGAAAATAAGCGATATTGAGGTGAGTGAAAAAATTGTAGAATCTAAAGAACAGCAAACACACTTAGTAAAGGATAAACAATACACTAGATTTGTTTATCATTTTAATGGTAAATTGTCTTCAATAATGATGTATGTTCTTTTTTTAGAAGATACTATTGACATCTTTTCTAAAATATGGTCTTATTTAGAAGACGGTCAAGAAATACAATTAACTAAATTTTCTATTGGTGATTTTGTTTCTAAGTGCGATGATAGATCTACTGATTATTTAGTATTGGACTTTCACCCTGTTAAAATTGACAAACAGTTTTTTATTAACTATGAAATTTGCACGATGAACTATCGAGGCCAGGTTATACAGTGGGGCGAATCAGAGTTTATCGCTGAATCAAAAATTTGCCCCAGTAGAAATTCTAGAATTGATAATATATTAGACGATGATAATTAATAAATTCAAAAACTTGTACTCACGCTTAGCCAGATTGGTTAAATTTTTTATGCCCAAATTTGACAATCACCACTTTAATGTTAAATTTTCAAAAAATGGCCTCTATTGGGATGAATATGGAAATCCTGTTATAGATTATGTAGACGAAGATTGATGAAATTAAATTATTATAAAAAATCCTTTCATTAATGATATAAATTGGTTATATTTGTCAAAAAAATTAGAATATGGAAGATAATACGCAAATTAAATCTGAGCCAGTCATTGGAGACTTCAAACCAAAAAGAAAATTCTTAAACTTTGTGTCAGCGGTCAACGGCAGGCGAATAAGATTTATACGCGATGTTGCCTTTTTAAAAGGTGAAAAATTGTCTGGAATTCTTGAAGGCGTGATTTTCAAAATCACTATTTGTGACAATGGGACAATTAAATTTGAAGAACAAGAAGGAACATCACTAACTGATACCTCGATGATTCAGCGGTTTATAAATGAAATTGACCAAATTGATGTCACTGGTTATGCAAACAAATTCATCGTATCTGGTTTAGAATTCACCGATGTCGATGGCATGAGGTGTTATCTCGAAGTTGAAAATCAAAAACCAATTGATAAGTTGAAATCCCTTTTTGATGAAGAAGAAAAAGTAGAAGTATCTGGTAAAGGTTTAAGTTTACTTGACGATTTATTTGGTCCTGATGATGAAGAGTTTGACGAAGACCACGCACTTTCAGAAGTCATGAATTCTATGTTAGAAGATCTTTCAGAAGAAGATGTTAAAACAATTATTGAAGTAAATGAAAATCCACCAGCTCCTAATGATAAATTAAAAACTACAGCCCAGTCCTATATGGAAGAATCTTTCCGTAGGATGAATGAGTCAAAGATTATTGAGTTAGAATATCGTATTGAAGAAACTCAGAAAGAAATTATAAGACTAAGAAATGAGGTTAAAATGGCTGAACAAAAAATGGAAGAAAAATCAGAGGCTCTTGGTATTTTAGAAACACGACTTGAAACTATGAAACCTGGTGATGAACCAAACGGTTATGTGTTTTTTGTTTCAGAAGAAATTAAAGATATAGAAGGCCTTACGGAAGAAGAGTCAAAAATCGCTCTGAAGATTGCAGATATCATGAAGTTGAAAGGTGATGTTATTGTTACGATGTTAACAGAAGGGTATCATAAAATTAAGATTGCTAAAGCCGGTGATATCACAAATCAGGAATTTGAGTTAGAAAAAGAAATTTTTGGAAAGATTTCTAATCTAGATATTGAAGCTAAAATATCTATTGTTGATGGTGAGTTTCAATACCGCGGTAAATTAAATTGGCATCAACTCGTATCTAAAATGATAAGGAGTGGGTTCTCACAAGATGAAGAGTTTGATAAACTTTGTAGTTCAAATTCTTATCAATCTAATCAAAGTCAAACTGATTCGTTTTAGCAAAAAAAATTACATTTTTTGTTGTATAAATAATATATAATCTCTATATTTGTTAAAAAATAATCACACTAATGATAATTAAAAATATCCACGAAAAGCTTCTGAATGGCATTCAAACAATGCTAATTGATACTAAAATTAATTTGCCGTTTTATGGTGAATTCAATCTGCATGTGATGTTTCACGAACAAGATTCAATTGGTACTTGTGCTGTAAACATCACTTCAAAAGGCATGAACTTTTACTATTCTCCAAAATTTTTGGAAAATATGTCTCAAAAAGAAGTAAATTTTATTACCCTACACGAAGATTTTCACTTACTTTTCGACCACCCCAGAAGAACAGTTACTGGTCAATACGACCACAAGCTCTCTAATATTGTCCAAGATATGATTATTAATCATATTATCTGGGAAGATATCCCACATGCTTTTGTTGAAATTCCAAAATCAGCAGATGGGAAAAACATGGCACTTTTTGTTCCAAAAGAATATACCGGAAAACTAATCTTTGAAGAGTTGTATGAGTGGATGAAAGATGAAAAAGAAAAGTGGCAAAAGTCCAATAAAGAAAAATCTAAATGTCAATCTTGTGGTGGTAGTGGAAAACAGCAACAAAATGATAGTGGAACGAGTCAAAAAGACGAATCACAAAAATCTAGTTCTAAAAACGAATCTGGTGATGGTCAAAACGAGAATGGCGACAAAGATTGTCAAGATTGTGGTGGATCTGGTCAAAATGGAGACAAAGATAGCAGTGGTAAAGATTCCTATGGGCCTTATGGTAAAAATCCTTCAAAAGACGGTGAGTCCTTAGATACTTGGTCTAAAGAGAAAATCTTTGAAGATATGGAAAACGGCAGCGGTGAATATCTCGATAAACACATTGGAGACGATGTTCCTGAGGATATGCGTGATGCAATGGTAAAAGATGTTATGGAGCGCCTAGCTGCTCGTGGTCTTTCTTCTGGAACTATCGAACAAACCCTAAATAAACTTAGAAAGAAACGAAAAGACTACCTCAAAGAAATTAAAAGAGCTATTTCTAATGTCATTTTTGGAACAATTAAGCAGCGAACTATTGTTAAGCCAAATCGTAAGCAAATTTCTGGTTTGAAAGGAAACCGAAAAGTCAAAACTAAGATTAATGTTGGACTCGACACCAGTGGTAGCATGGGAGGACAAGGCACATTTGAAAGAGTATTGTCGTATGTATATAGAAACGACATTGAGATTAATTTTATGGAATCGGACACACAAGTCAAATGGGTTCAAAACATCAAAAGTAAAAAACAATTGGAAAGTATTCCAATTAAGGGATTAGGAGGTACATGTTTACAACCGATGATTGATTACATTGTAGAAAACCATAATGATTGTAATAGTGTTTTACTCACAGATGGATATACAGACACTTTAGACTTCTCAAAGGTAAAAGGTAAAGTACTAATCATTTCGGTTGGTGTTAAATGTCCACTCAGTGGAACCAATAGTAGAGTGAAACAGATAGTACTAGAAGGTGAAAAGGGGATTTAAATCCTCTTTTTTATTTCATATTTTTCTAAGAATTCATTTTCATTAAGTTCTCTTTTTTTACTATTGATATATGATTTAGTAACACATAGGTTTTTTTTATCAGATATTTCTTCAACTGATATATTGTTAATGAATCCATAGTAAACAGACACTTTATGATCTATAGTTGGATATAGTCTACTTTTACAATCTATACTTAAATTATTTTTTATATATTCACCATCGTAATAATCAAAACCATCCCAATCTTCTAAAAATTTATTTCTAATTATATCGAGATTATTATCTACTAACTTCCTATAAATAGTGTATGGTTCTAATAATTCATCTGGAATTTGATTACCCTTTTCTATTCTTGTTTTCTTTCTTTTTTTTTGACCTTCTTTGGTTTTGGATTCATGAACAGTTCCATATTTTTCTAAGTTTGTTTCAATTGTTTTCTTTTTATAATCCTCTGTTTTTGTATAGCTTGTTACCCCATATCTATCTAAGCAAGTCTCCTTTATTTTATTCTTAGTCTCTTCCATATACATAGGGTGCTCTACTCCATATTTTTCAATTAAAGATTCTTTAATTTTTTCTTTAACTTCTTCGTATTGAAACGGATTATCAACTCCATATTTTTTCTGACACACATCTTTTATTTTTTGATTAGAACATTCTTTTGATGAACAAGCATATTTTCCAATTACTGAGGTGTAAAGATTATATCTTTTGTATGGAACTTTTAATTTTTTATCACAGTAATCGCATGTTATTTCTATTTCATAGTGAGATGATTTTGATAAAATCTCTAATGGTATTTTTACTACATCACCAGGCTTCAAAGATTCTGATAAGTTATATCTATTGATCATTTTTTTACAATTCTTAACACCTAAAGTCATTTCAACATAATTGCTAATTATCATATTAATATATATATATATCGTTCCTCTCAGCCCTTTCATAAAAACTAATTTTCAGAAGATTTTTTTAATATATAAATCCTATGAAACTTCATAAATATGACCAATTTCTAACCGAATCAAGTCTACAACTACTGTTAGAGGCTAATGTGGACTTTTCTAAGGAATTTATTTCGGTTCTTAAAAGGATTGACTCACCAATTTCAAAAAATCTAATCGATATTGAAGGTAAAGAATTAGATATTAATCAAAACTATATTGATATCAACAAAGATAAGACTGATGTTCTTTTCTTTAAACCAGATGATAAAGTTGGAAAAATTGCCAAAGTTCGAGGTGATCAAACCCATAATAATTTTTTTTCATATCTTGCTGAGAAATTTAGTAAAAATGTCAAAAGTGGCGTAGAGCAGATTGAAGGTGAATATCAAACTCCTGAAGATGGTCAAATTGGACAAGTTATCAAGTATTATACTATATCTGAAATTTCTGAATTTATATCAGGCAGCCTGCTTGACTCGGTTAGTTCTTTATATCAATCTGGTGGCTCATTGGCTCTTTTTCAGTGGGTCAAAAGTGGAAAAAAATACCAAAATATAGCAACCAGTGCCTGTTTAATTACCGGACCAGAGGTTGTAAAAAGCTCGGAAGTTGGTGTTGGTAAACTAACAAGAGCGTTGTTGAATAAATCTGGAGTAAAGTTCACGGATGCCGAAATAGAAGATTTTGTCTATAAATATAGAGCCGAGATTGAAAAACTTAAGAATGTTCTAACTGAAAGATTTAGAGTTGTTAAAGGTGATGATATTAAAAAATATTATCATAGAAGTAGCTATGAATCTGAAGGAGGTGATTTAGGAAACTCCTGTATGCGTTATGATAGGTGTCAAAGTTATTTTAGCATTTATACGGATAATAGTCAAGTATCTCTTTTAATATTATTATCTGAAAATGAAGAAGGTAAAATAGCAGGAAGAGCTATTCTTTGGGAAATGGAACCATATGAGGTATCAACTAAAGTAATGGATAGAATCTATACTATTAGAACCGCAGACCAACAACTATTCAAAGATTGGGCAAGAGAAAACGGGTATTGGTTCAAAGAAAAACAAGATTTTTCAGAATATACTGATTTTGTTTTTAGAAATAAAGAAACCGGGGAGATAATTGAAAAAAGACAGGGTGAATTCTCTGTTAAATTAGATAATGGTGGTGAGTATTCGTCTTATCCTTATATGGATTCATTTAAGTATTATAATCCAAGAAATGGAACGCTTTATAACTCATCAAATTTTGATTATGAATATGAACTAACTGATACCGATGGTGGAAATGGTTCATGTGACGATTGTGGTGGTTCAGGTGTGGTGGAATGCAGCAATTGTGATGGAGACGGAGAAATTCGTTGCTACGAATGCGATGGAGACGGAGAAATTCGTTGTGGTGAGTGTCGAGGTTCGGGTGAAGTGGAGTGCTCCTATTGTGAGGGATATGGTGAAGTGGATTGCACCAACTGTGATGGGTCAGGTGAAGAAGATTGTGAAACTTGTGGTGGTGATGGCGAAGATGATGATGGTGAAGAGTGCAGTGATTGTCAAGGAAGCGGCAGGCAAAGTTGCCACCGCTGTAGCGCTCGTGGGAAAAAAGAATGTTCTTATTGTGATGGGGATGGCGTAAATCGTTGTGATGAATGTTCAGGAGACGGGACTATAATGTGTTCTGATTGTGATGGAGGGGGTCAAGTGGAATGTTCTGATTGTGATGGAAGTGGAAGAACTTCGTGTCACTGTCAATAATTTAAGTTTTTTTTACCTGTAGAATCCAAAAATTAACTTACGGGCTTTTATCGTATCTTCTATTTTTGATAAATTATGACCGTATGAGAATTGGGAAAAATCTTCACCTTTAAGTTCTCTTATCTTATCAAAATCTTCAAAATACAAAAATACCAAAGGATTATGGAAACTGATATAGTTTGGAATTAAATTATAATTATCAAAAAGATAGCCTTTTAACATCTCATATGCTTCTGATGTTTCAGAAATATTGTATTCCTCTATATCGGGTGTAGAAAATTCTATTGTAAGTGAATTATTGGATATTGATTTTGTATATCTGTCAATCTCTCTTGAGCGTAGATATTTTAATCCACCTGTTTTCTCATCATTGACCCAATTCCAATTAATTACAATAGATGAGCCTACTTTGATATCGGCATCTAACCCCATTTGCTTAAAGTCAATAAGAATAGATTCTAATTCTTGTAAATCAATTTCAGATTCTAAGTTTTCAAATAGTTTATATCTTTTTAGATGTTTCATATAAACTATATATAATTTAAAACATATTAGATATATTTGACCGTGATTAATGTCCTAGAGTTTTCAACTTCTCATGAATATAAGTATGCTTGGAATACTTCTGCAAAAACCTGTATCAAGCTTTTCCAGCAACTAAAAAATTGTTTGCTTATCTATAAATATAAATTGCCTACTCCATTTGATGTGCCTGAATTTTCATCAAAGTTCGGCACTGGCAATTGTGATAAAATAGATTATGAAAAGATAGTTGGAAAAAATTTAATGCTTTTTCATCTTGATGTCTATAAGGGGGATCCACAAAAAATAAGACATTTGATAGATTGGTCGGTGTTGAATAATATTGAACTATTCATACCTATCAGGAGGTTACAGATTTCACACCATAGAGATTCTTACCTAAATCAGCTTATTATATCTGAAATTATTAGTGAATATGACACAAAAAAATATGATATGACGGACTTAAATCACAACGTAGGTGACGAACTGATTTCAAAAAAAATTAGATACATTATAAGAGATTCAAAATTAAAAGATATATTGGGTTAATATTCAATTCTTTTAACGTCTTTTAGATTAACAATATATAATTTCTGGTCAATTTGCACAGTGATATCACCGTCACTATCAATATCTACCGGTGAGAGTGGTTCTTTTTCGTCATTGTTTGGGAAATCATGTATAATATCGGCGTAAATAACGCCTCCGTGTGTAATACATGTGATTATATCATCTTTTGTTATCAGAGTTCCTTCTTGATTGTTTTCTTTAAAATCCTCAAAAAGTTTTATCCATTTCATATAGTTATATATTATTTTTAATATATAAAAAGTATGAAATGGATTAAAAGATTCAATGAAGAGTTAGACCTTAAGACTTACAGAAGTGCTGGTAGTAAACTTGATTACTATAATAAATCAAAAAGTGCGGCAAATCTTTTTGATTTTGCTGATGAAAAGGAGTTTGGTTTTTATAATATGATTTTTGCAAATAACAATCAAGCTATTATAGCAAATGACTTATCGTTCACTCAACCTAGATTAACTGGAATTTATTATGGTTCAACTCCAAAAAAATATAATGCTGAATTTAATTCATTATTGGCTCGGGGAAAGGACCCGGAAATGTTAGCAGAAGATTTAGTTGAAAGGTGGAAATCAGGCCAAGATGGACTTAATATAAGTTTTGAGTTTTCATTTAAGGCTACAAGAGAAACTATTGAAAAAAGTGGTAGAAGTACAAATTTTTGTCCGAATGCTAATAACCCTACTGCTAAAGAAGTTAAAGGCTTTAACTTACAAATAGACTTAAGTGATTGGTATGGGAGTTTAGATGATTGGGATTCTGAAGCTAGGTGGGAAGTTGAAAATCGCGGTGGAGAGTTTACTCCAACTACTTTAGCAGAATTTTATATGTGGACTGCTTCTTATAATGTAATGATAACAAACCCAAATAGTAACAATTATGGTATTTTCAGTGATAGAAAATCAGCAATTAAATTTAAAAACTGGTTATTAACTAATCATTTAGATGATATCAAAGATGCAATTATGAATGTTTTAAGAGTTGTTGGTGGTAGGTCTGAAAATATAGAAAAGGCTGTTGATGCTTTTACAAAAATAAAAATTCAAGGTCTTTATGATGATGATTTACCAACTCGTGGTGGATCTGGCGATTGGATTCGTAGTAGATGGTATGAAAAAAATATTAGTTAAGATATGAAATATTTAAAAAAGTTTAACGAAGAATTAAGACCACAGACTTATATGTCTGCTGCTAGAAAACTTAATAAAATGGGACATACTGATAGATCAAATGACTTAAAAGATTGGGCTCGTGAAATGGAAAGTCGAGAAGAAATGATTAAATGGAAAGATAGAATCGAAGATTATGCCCAATTTGGAACTTTTACTATGACTATCAAAAATGAAGAGACTGGTGAAACATTAACTGGTGATTTCAATTTAGACATTTCATTTGATGAGATGGCTTTTTCGGATGAACCAGAAAGTGGTATTTCATTTTTCTTAGGTCTAATTCCAACTTCAGAAGATTTAATCAAACAATATATGGAACTTTGTCCAGATTATGACTTTGGAAATGGTTTCTTCTGGGGAAAAATATTCAATTTAGAATTTAGAATAGTTGATGATAGAGTTCAATTTACAAAATGGAATTTCTGGGATTATGATTCTGATATGAATGGATTAGTCGCTTTCTCAGATAGAGGATCGGCGAACAGATTTAAAAACTTACTAATACAGCTCTTTACAAATAGTGAATTAAACTATCCTTCTGGATATACGGATGTTGATTATATGTATGAGAAATTAGAATCTTGCATTTTAGCCGAGAATTCATTTTCTTCTGATTATGGATTTAAGTTAGAGGATGCTGCTGATTATATAAGAACGATATCTCCAAATTTATTATACTCAACATTATGAAATACTTAAAAAGATTTAATGAAGAATTAAAAGCATCTACTTATAAAAGTGCTGCTACTAAATTGACTAATATGGGTCATAAAAGAAGAGGTGCCGAAATGTTAGATTATGCAACTCAAAGAGAGAAACAAGAAGAAAGAATGAGACTTCAAGAAACTAGAGACGAGATGAGTAGATTTGAACCGTTTAATCTTATTATTAAAGGAAATCAAGAAAAGATGGGCAAGTTTTTCATTATACCAAATGCTGAAATTGATTGGTACAAAGATTTACTCTGGGATTGGATATGGGAGGGTATGGAATATGGAATTCAACTTCCGTTTGAATTTGGAATTATGATGGCAGATGAAGAAACCGAAGAAACATTTAAAGATTGGAATTGGTCACCAGAACAATGGGATGGTGTTTCTTATCCAAATAGAATGTATTTGTCTATAAATAGTGTTAATTCACCTCTTTTTGATTCTTTCGATAGAGATATGTTTTATTTTGCTACAAGGGCAGATGCTATGAGATTTAAAAAGATGCTTGTTGAAATGTTAGAAGGAAAAAATGATTGGTATTGGAAAAAATGGAATCCAAATGGTATTGTTAATAGAATAAAAGAAGTTGTATCACCTGAATTTGTTTCCGAATTGATTGAAAAACTTGCAACAAACGAAGAAGAAAGAGGCGAGTTAGAAGGAGCCGAACAAATAAGAAATCTTTTATCTGAAGTTGATAAGGTAAATTATCAAAATGTTATAGACTCTGCAAAAAACATAAAAATAAATCAAATATACCGAGATTAATGAGATATCTAAAAACATATAAAGAAGCTGTTGCTGTTTATCAAAATCACGAATATAAATCAGTGATTGAAGATATGTTATTAGATTTAAGAGATTCTGAGTTTCATACAACCGTTAGTATTCAAAATTATCATAATCAACACGAATCAGTGAGAGTTCATGTCTCAAGAGAAAGAGAATTTAGTTGGGGTGATATATCTGGAGTTATATCTGATATTTCAAACTATATGAAATCAGAAGGCTACAACATTGTTGATTTTACTTGTAAAGATGATGTCGATTTTAGAGAAAATCCAGATGATTACGAAGTTAAAACAATAAAACCGGGGTATTTCTGGGGAACTGATAGTAGTGGTAAAATAAAATCTGAATTAAAAGATGTTTTACAATTTCCCCATATTACTCAAACATCAGTTTATGAACCAGGAACATTTAATAAAATTACTAAATGGACTTTTGATATTAAATTTGAAAAGAAATTAATTGAAGTTGATAATACTGAGAGTATTTCAAGATTATCTACAAATGAAGAATTAAGTCCATCTACTTATTTAAGTGCTGCTGATAAACTTAAAAAAATGGGTCATATAAGAAGACCAGAAGTTTTATCAGATTATGCTAAAGAAATTCAGGAGAGAGAAAAGAATGCAATAAAAAAGAGAGTATTAGAAGAAGCTAAAAAATTAGGCCAATTTCAATTAAAACTTGTAAGAGGTGGAGGAAGTGAAGTTAAATTTACAAATTGTTATTTAAGCTTACTTTTTAATGATAGTTATTATCATGAAAATTTAGAAGAATGGTTAGATGGAGACAGACAAAATCTTTGGATAGGTATTATGCAAGGTGTTCATCCAGTTGGTGAAGAAGATGCTGCAAATTTAGAATGGTATTTTGGAGATGATATCTCTGGATATACCAATTCACATAATGGAATTATTTGGTTACAGGATATTTATATCTGTCTTTCAAACAGTGATTATAAATCAGCAGAAGGTCAGAAGCTTCCTATGAGACCAACTGGTCAAATATCTATTGAAGGTTCTGAGTTCAGTGAAGTTTATTTTGCAAACAGAAGAGAAGCTATCAAATTTAAAAATCTAATTGTAGGTTTGTTTGAAGGAGATATTGAATACATACAGCCAAATGGGAAAGATTTCAAAGAACAAATATTAGAAGAGCTTTGTGAGAATGACCAAAGACCAGTAGAACTTTCAGAATTTGAAGAACTTATTGATAAGTTAAGAGTGACAAGATTAAATAATTTATATAGAGATTAATTATTTTTTTATTATCTTTGTTTTTATATATAAACATATGAGAAAAGAGATATTATCATATAAAGACTTTTCATTATTTACTAGTAGAAAAAAATCTAAATGGAAAAATGATGGTATTAGAAGTATATATGAGTCTATAATACCTAAAGAAGTAATGGTCGCACTTGACGATTGGAAATCATCTAACACGTCTAATTGCGTTCTTATAGGTGGTATAGCTTTATCATATTATATAAAACCTAGATATACAGAGGATATTGATTTAATATTTTTAACAGACGAAGATATACCAACGAATGTTTACAAGTTTAGAAGGAATAGAAAACACTCATTTGAACATATAAAGACCGGGGTTGAGATTGAGTTGATAACTCCAGAACACATAAATAAGGATAGTTCTTTATTTGAGAGTGTTTTTGAGACATCAATTAATTCAGATGGTATAAAGGTTGCCTCACCACTTGGTTTAATAGCTCTAAAGTTATTTAGGTCGAAAACAAATGATAGGGATAGAGTTGATATAATAGAACTTTGTAGATATTGTTATGAGAATAATATAGAATTGGATATAACTAATTTTGAGTTGACCGAGGAAGAGATGTCTATTTTCAATGAAATAAAAAATAATATTGATTTTGATTCTATATCAGAGAATAAATACCTATTGGAATATAATTCAAATTTAAGAAATGGAATTTATAAAAAAATTGAATTTGATGAATATGAGATATTTCTATTTGAAGAAAAATATGGGGAACCAAGATTTCATTTTGGTAGAAAATATAACGGTGATAGAAAATATAAAGACTTTCAATTTTCAATATCATTAACCAAACCATTTGATGGTTCTAAAATTAAAGTTTTGGAATCAAGCACTGGTTATAAATCTTTTAATGGTTTTGAATCTGATGAGGGGTTTTTAAAAGATTGGATAAAGGAAAATATTACACAACTTAAAAATGATTGGAATATTCTAAATAAAAGAAAATTAAAATGAGGATTAAAAAATACCAACAATTTTTTAGAATCACAAACTAATGATATGTGAAATAAAAAAAGATATTAATATATAAACTCATCATGACTTACTATATCACTTACTTAAAAGACAAACTGGGTCAAAATTACTTAGGAATTAGAATAGACCAATCGCAAGTTCAACCTTACTTAGATGAATTAAAAAAATTAATCGGAGAAGCAGATTTCACTAAATTTACCGATAATCAAAAATTAAGAGATGGTGCTAAATACCATATAACTGTTATTGGAGTTGCTGACTACGGAAGATGTATACAACATTTTGGAATGGATAAATTTATCAACGCACTTGACCAAAGAATATTCCATTTCGAAATAGATGACCTACAATTTCAGGGCTTAGGAACAGCACAAGATGGTCCAAATAGATGTTTTTTTGTAGTTTGTAAATCAGATAAATTAGCCGCCGTTAGAACCAGATTCGAACTGAGTGAATTAGACCCACATATCACTTTGGGATTTGATAAAAAAGATGTGCATGGTGTTAGAAAAAACCAGATTTTAAAAAAAGGTCCTAAATTTTTAAAACTTTTAGAAATCGAATATTATAAAAGTCGAAATTGGGAGTTCGTTAAAAAAATCGGAAACTTTAATTTCGATAGGAGCTTAGACCTAATGCCGGTTGAATTAACCGAGAGTATTTTGACTCTTAAGTGCGGTGGTCATTATATACAGGTAATTTATTTAGAGGATGGTGAAAAATTCTGGGTAGGAACATCATCTGCAATCGCTGATGAAAAACCGGTATTAACAGATGCTCAAATTGAACAGATTTTTAATAAATATAATTAATAACTATGGAAATATACAGATATTACAATTTAGATGAATGCGTGGATAGAAAGTTAATCAACAAAACACTTAAATCATATCAAAAAGAAGGAAAAATTGACTATTCAATTGACCGTGATATACTGACTATTGAAGATATTGAATTAGATGATGATGACATTCAATATTTATCTGAACTGTTTGAAGAAAATAGTGTTTTTGCTGACACTGACCGAAATGATGACGATGATAGTGATGATGACTATTTTCCTGATTACGACGACGATTACAACGACGACTATTAAAAGTTTTTTTTTGCCACATTCAATTTTTTTTACTAAATTTGTCTATTATGGATGGTTTTACAATAAACACAAAAACAACTGGATTTGGTTCTCCTGCTCGGGCTTACTCAACAAAAAGATTAGATCCAAACGACTTACTTATAACAGACCCTTATTCAACATTTTTTTTTCAATGGGAAGGTGAAGAAAAAGGGGGCTTAAGTCCGGGTGATTATTTAGTGGTTGATAGAGCCGCTTTGCCAAACCCAGATGATTTGGTTGTTTTTAATGGCGAAGAAAAACTTGAATTGGATTTATTTAATAACATCAACCCTGATAAACTATGGGGTGTAATAACTTGGAAATTATGCCAGTTAAAAAAATAGCAATCATCGATTGTAATAATTTTTACGTCTCTTGTGAAAGGTTATTTAATCCCTCTCTTAAATCAAAGCCAACAGTAGTTCTTTCAAACAACGATGGTTGTGTTATTGCTAGAAGCCAGGAGGTTAAAGATATGGGTGTTAAAATGGGACAACCTGTCTTTAAACTAGAACAATCAGTTAAAGAAAAAATGCACAAGTTTTCTTCTAATTATGTGCTTTATGGTGATATCTCTGATAGAATTTCAAATATCCTAAAAAGATTTTGCGATAGAGTAGAAGTTTATTCCATTGATGAGTCATTTTTAGACCTTAGTGATATACCGGACTCCGAGATAGTCGACTATTTACAAATCATTAAATCCGAGGTGCTTAGACTAACTGGAATTCCGGTATCTATTGGAGTGGGTCCAAATAAAACAATTGCTAAGTTGATGAATTATGTTGCAAAGAAAGATTCAAAGTGGGCCGGTGTTTGTTCTTATTGGACTGGTCCAAACATTGATGATTTAGACATTGAAGATGTTTGGGGAATCGGCAGGAAGTGGAAAAAAAAGTTAAATTCAATTGGTGTTGATTATATAGGGCAATTTAAGGAAATGTCACCATATCAAGTAAAAATGATGTTTACCGTAGTCGGATATAGAACCTGGATGGAGCTACATGGGAGTTTTGTTTATGACATTGAAACTAAATTCAAAAAACCTAAAGTGGTTACTTCTTCTAGGAGTTTTGGTAGAACCGTTTGGCAAAAAACACAAGTCCAAGATGCCATTTGGAATTTTATAGAAGACGCTTCGTCTAAGTTAAAATCTGAGCAGTTAAAAAGTAAAACTGTTTTAATTTTTGCAACAACCAACCGTTTTGAAGATGATTATTTTGTTTGGTCAAAAAAAATACAATTATTCGAACCATCGAATGATATTCAAAATATTTGGAACGAAATATTTGACCTACTTGAAGAAATTCCAACTAAACTTTGGGCTAAGGCAGGAGTTATGTTTTTTGATTTGGTTCCAGAAAACTTCCATTCGCCTAAATTATTTAACGAACAATTTAGTCAAAAACAAAAACCCGAAATTAAAAACCAAATGTGGATGACACGCCGCGATTTTCTTTCAAAAAATTGGACTACTGATTGGAGTGATGTCCCTAAGTTAAATTAATCTATATTTTAGAATTAATATATAATTCTATGAGAAGAATTAAATATTTTTTAGAATTTGTTAGAGAAAGCCAAATCTCAGATACAAAATCTGAATTTCTACCAGAATGGACTTATGATGGTTTATCAAAGCAGCTGAGATGTAGTTTAGATGAGGTCAAAAATTTTGAGACGTGGTTAAAAACAAAAATAAATCCGGGTAAATCCTTTTTTGGCTCTCTTGTTAATAGATACGATAGGAGTCGTCCGGTGATGAAAGAAAAAGAAATTTTTGACAAAATCGAAACACTTGATGATTATTATCACATGTGGCTGGATTATAACAGTGAAAAAGATAGCACGCCAGTAAATCACGGTGATGATGAACTGTGATTTATTTTACCAACTTTGACTTTTATTTTTTACAACTTTGAAAAGCGCCTTTTCAATGTTATACCCATTATTGATAAAGTATTTTAGACTATCGACATTACAGTGTGCATAAATATTTTTATCCGAGTCCCAAATTTTGGATTCTCTGTAATTCCAAAGTAATTTATAGATACCTCTTCCTCGCCAATCGTCGTGAACATAGGCATGACAGAGATAAATAACTTTCTCCTGTTCAACATAAGATACAACTCCAACGAGTTTATCTTTGATGATACAACCAAAGTAAACAGCATTTTTGTCTAGGAGATCCGGTTTAATTTGACCAAATGCTTCTTCAACCTTTTCATAACTTACTTTTGTTATTTCCATAAGTTGTTATACTATTTTAGATTTATAAGTTTAGAGTATGATAATCTTTTTGCATTTTCCGGTTTCAACTAATTTAAGAAAATAAACTCCAGAGTGTAATCTGATATTTTCAGATACTTTTTTAGCCGATTTAGTCAAAACCAACCTACCATTTTCATCTACAATCAACCAATCTTTAGTGGAATCATTTACAACTGTTATGTCACCAAAACTGGGATTTGGATAAACGTTAATCAACTGGATTTCTGATACACCCACCTCTAAAGTAGAATCGCTTAGTGCCGGCCAGTCAGCTGGGTTGTCAATTAGAGAAGGTAGCGTATCTAAAACTGGTGGATAAACCGTTTGTAAATAGACTACAGTGTCAATTTGGCAACCGTGAGCGTCTTCTAAAGTAATATGGTAGTAACCAGAGTCTAAATTGGAGTTTTGTAAACCAGTCATTCCATTAGACCAGGAGGTGACTACAGGTTGTTGTAGACCAGATGGATTAATTAAAATTTGACCTGCTGACTGAGTCCAACTGGTGGATATTTGAATGTTTGTTTGTGAAAATTGTGAAGCCGCTAAAACGGCTGCTGCGCTGTTTAGCCTGCCGGAGCCAAGTAGACCTAAGTATGATGTGTTATTTGGATAGATATCTACACTGGTCGATTTTAGTATAAATTCAATATCATAATTAGTGAGACACGGATTTTTAGTCAACATAAGAGCAATTGTTCCGGTAACAAAAGGAGCCGCATAAGAAGTACCTGAAGACTCGATATACCAGCCGGATACTGGACAAATCGGCACATCGTATCCTGGAGCTACTAAATCTACAGTTAAATTGTGTTGATGTGTAGATGTGGTATCACCGGATATTGTTTCGTGGTTATCAGTTTTTCCAATTGAACTTACGCTAAAAACTTGAGCATAAGAGGCAGGGTAACCCGCAGCTCCTGCCCAGCCGCAAGTGTTTCCGTTACCGGCAGCTGCTACTAAAAATGTTCCTAAAGACCAGACTTCATCAATTACATCTTTTTCATATTGATTGAAAAAACAGCCCGAAGTCCAACTAATGTTTACTACATCAACGCCATCATAGGCCGCTTGTAAAATTCCGTTATAGTTCATGTTATAAAAGTTGATACTTGAGTTAAAACCAATAGAACTTAGCCCGATGCCGTTGTCAGTATTTCCGGCAGCAATTACAGAAACAGCATTTCCGTGAGAAGTAGTTTGGGTATTGTTCTGGTCCCAATATAAAACTTTACCGACTAACTCTTCATGTGTCACATCTATATTTTGATCAGAAATGCCAATTTTGAAACTAGCACTGCCTTTGGTTATATGCCAAGCTTGATTAGAGCCAATTAAGTCGACTGCCCAGTTTGAACCAGAAAATAAGTTCCAATCGTTGGGAGTGTAGAGTGGTTGATAATTTGGTGATAATTGAGCCGAGTCTGATCCAACAACGCGATTAATTGACGATTGTAAATCTTTGATATCACATTGACAACTTATTTCCCAGATAGTAGATAGTTTTTTTGATTTTGCCACAGGCAAAGCTTTTTTAATGTCTGTGATTTGATATTGTTGAATGGAATTATCGATGATTGAATCTTGAAAAGACCATTTTTGATTTATAAATTTTGGCTCATTTTCTAATCTTATCCAGATGGATTTTTGACAAAATAAATTGAACGAGATTAATAGAATTATTAAAAGTGATAAATTTTTCATTGGGTTTTTTTTATTTTATATATAAATCAAATTTCGCGGAGATGTTTGTGTTTATTGAGTTTTAGAGAAATTACACAGATATACATAGCATTAAATAAGTAAAAATACTTAATTAGGATTTTAAAAATAATAGATAATAAACACGACTAAAAAAATATAAACATTTCTCTATTTTCAAATAAAAACCGTATGAAAAAAATATTATTTATAATTTTAACTATTTCTAATTTCTGTTTCTCACAGAACATATCAGAATACCAATTAATTGATTGGGAAAATAACCATAAACAATCATACAACAAGATTCAAAATGGTCAAGCAGAGCTAAAAAAAGACAAAGAAAACTATCAATTATTTACTACTAATTCAAAAGTGAATCAATTGGTTTGTGATTCAATTGATAATTTAAGATTAAGATTGGGACTAAGACCAGGATCAATTAGTTATCAAACAAATTGGGTTAATGGACTTACCCTCGACTTTTGTGAAATGTTCTCGGATTCCCTAAATCAACCGGTAATACTTAGGGTAAAAAATTCAGGTGATAGGTGCAAAGTTTGCGCCAAATCGATATTTGACGTACTTAAAAAAGACTCCAGTATTTCATCAATCATTAAAAACAAGAGACTAAAAAAATACTCTACTCTTTATTTTCAATCAAGCTTAGATGGCGAGTGGTCTTCTTCATTTATCATTTTTTGCTATAAGATGAGATGGCGAAAAACCGAGATTATTGGGTATGAATTACCAGATGATTTAAGATAGATTAGAAAAAGAGAGAAATCCATTGAGCTGTTTTGTATCCAGCAAATGCTCCCAGTGCAGCAGACCCAGGAAGGATAATAAATCGACCTAATCTTGTTTGGTATTTAGCCCTGTTGACAATATATGACATCAGACTATAGTAGACTAGAAAGTTAATAAAAACCATAACATCTAGCTCTTTAGAGATAAAAAGAACTATTGAGTTTCCAACAAAGCCCCAAAGAAAATTTGTGATAGTTTCTCTAATTAGTTCACCTGGTGTGGTAATTGCCCCATAGATATTGATTTTTTTTTGTAAAATACCACTATCTTTGTTGACCTTACTTTCTTTTTCTGCTTTTTGTTTCATATAATTTAATATCACCAAATGTGATTTTGTTTAATCTATTTTTGGACAATTCTGATTAAATTACTATATTTGTAGTATGATAAAAAATTGTCAAGAGTGCCCCTATATTATTAGAAACCGTCATAATGATAAATTTGTCGAGTTTGTAAATAAGTTGGGACTCAAACACAATTGTCATATGACACCGGGTGTCAAAGATTTTTGGAATATTAATAATAAAAAATGGGAATGTTATGGTCGAAAGAGAGATAATTTACGGAGTTTGTGATAAAACAGGAAAATGCGATTCATATTTTGGGTTCTTCAAAAATATCGAAGATGCCAAGCACGAAGTTGAGCTGCAGGCAAGTAGACTTAAAGAAGACTTGGGTATGATGGACATTCAAATCCAAAACGATAGAGCGCTATTTGATGATAAATTAGTAGTGGTAATTCATAAATATGTATTGAGATGAAAGAAATAGAAACAAAATTTGGAACCTATATAGAAAGAGAAAACGACCCTACAAAATTGACTGGTGATAAAATCAAGGTCTTTGTAGAGAGATTGAAAAAAATTGGAATTGAGGTTAAACTTGTGGGTAATTTCCCTTGGGTTTATATTGATGAGATCTGTGGTAAAAAAGTGGAAGAAAAATTTCGTGGAAATCATGGGTTTACTTTGATATTTCTTCCAGGTAGAAATGATAGTCCACCATCAGAGTTTACGGACATTACAGAAATATTCAAACTTATACGAAAGTATAATAAAGAAGCGAAATTTAGACAAATTGAAAAGTTCAAAGCGCAGATTGAGATTTTGAATGAGATTAGAGGTGGATTTAATACGGATAATAGATTTTATATTGATGATAAAATTGAACAACTTGAACAACAATTAAAAGAAATTAGAAAATGAAAAATAATAAATTGTTCTTGGATGACATTAGAATTCCAAAGGAGGCAATTAATCTAGTTCCCAATGGGTTTAATGATTTTTATTTACAGAACGATTGGGATATCGTAAGAAACTACGACGAGTTTGTTTTACATATAGAAATGAATGGAGTACCTGAGTTTGTATCATTTGATCATGACTTGGCTGATTTCCACTACAAATTGGAAAAAACTGGTCTTGACTGTGCAAAATTTCTTGTTGAATATTGCGCTGACGAAAATTTGCGATTGCCCCAATATCTGGTTCATTCGGCCAATCCGTCTGGAAAAGAAAATATTGAGAAGTTTTTAGAAAACGCCAAAAAACATTTAAACATATAAATATGAATTTAGACAAATTAACAATCGGAGAACTTATTTCATTAAGAGATGAAGTTAATGGTAGAATATATGAATACACCGATGGTTATTTATACATTTGTTCCGTTCGACAATTTGGAAGTGTTTGGGAAGAAAGACCAAGTAGTTTATGGTCTCTAAAGGAACTTTGCGATTCATACAATGGTCACAACGGCATTGTCGATGTTTATACTAACAACGCTAATTTGAAATTTCCAGAAATGGAATTTTACAACTGGGGTGATGTTTTTTATATTAAATCAGAATATGATTATCGCGAGTGGATTAAATTTAGAAAAGAAAAAAAATTCATTGAAGATGTCACTCAAAGAGTTAATGAGTGGGAAGAGTGCAAAGACAAACCATTAATGAGGCGACCTATGTTTGATCCCATCTGGACTAAAGAACAGGTCGAGGAGTTTACTAATGAGTTTAGGAGTAAGACTTGGGATTTCACCGAACCAATCAGTTTAAAGGTAGAAGATTAAAATGAACATTAAAGATTTTTCGATTCCCAAAACCGCCGGTTGTTATCTTTTCAAAGATGACAGGGATCAAATTATTTATGTTGGAAAATCTAAATTTCTACCTAAAAGAGTCACCAGTTACTTTCAAAAAAACCATACTTGTCAGAAAACAATAAAATTAGTCACTGAGATTAATTCAGTTGATTTCATATCTACTGAATCTGAAAATGAGGCTCTTGTTTTAGAAGAAGATTTAATCAAACTCTATAAACCAAAGTGGAATATAAAAGGAAAAGACGATAGAACAATTAGAAGTCTTTTGCAATTAGGTGAAGGAGATTGGAAAAAAATTGATTTAGTTTTTCCCCACCAACAAATCACCGGTGAAATCTTAGCCGAGTTTACATCAGGTCAAGTGGCAAGAGAATGCCAAGATATATTAGGTCAGCTTTTTGTACTTCGCAGTTGTTCTTATAATTTGACTTTGGAAAATATCGAGGCTAAAAAATTCAAACCGTGTTTAGACTATCATATTGGAAAATGCCAGGCTCCCTGCATTGGTTTAGCAAGTAGAATCGAATATTTAGACTCGATTAAGAGGATTAGAGAAATATTTAATTTTAATTTTAGCCCAGTTGAAAAGAAATTCAAAAAGCAAATGAAGTGGCACTCTGACAGATTAGAATTTGAAAAGGCAGCTGTTATTAAAAATAAACTGGAATTATTGGATAGACTAAAGGGTCTGATAAAGCCCCTTGAAGTAGTTAAAAAAAGAAAAACAGCCGATGATATTAAACAAAAACTGGGCTTAAAATTTACACCAATTGTAATCGATGCTTTTGATAATTCACATACTTCTGGAGTTGATGTTGTTTGTGGTATGGTTAGATTTACCCTTTTTGAGGCCACAAAAAATGAATGGCGAAAGTTTAATATTAAAGAAGGTTCAGGAGCCGATGATTTACGCAGCTTCAGTGAAGTTTTAAGAAGGAGATTCAAAAGATTAATAGAAGAAAAACTCCAGATACCAAATTTAGTTATCATTGATGGTGGTAGAACCCAGTTATCGGTGGCTTTGGCTATTATTAAAGAATTTGATTTATCTGATAAATTAGATTTGATTTCGATATCAAAAGGAGTTGGTCATAAACCAAGAACTATACACCTAACTTCTGGTGAAGATGTCGAGATTGATAAATTTTTCGAACTGGGTCATATTTCAAATGAAGTCCATCGATTCTCACTGCATACACATAGAGTTAAAAGGGGTAAGTCGCTATTTGGTAAGTAGAAAATTCTATTTAATAATTAGAAATTAATATATACCAAATATGGATATTATTAAATTCACTAAATTTTTCAAACAGTTAAATGAGGCACAAACTCTTGATTTGCCGATTTTAGACGTAGTTATTGACGACAGTGGATTAATCTATAATGGTGAAGAAGCCCCGCTGATTAAGGGGAGTGTTGAAAGGGCAGCTGGTAGAAAAGTTGTCAGGATATTAGGAAAAGATAATAAACTCTATCCTGCTGGAATTGATAAAAATGGAAATGTCATTTCGGTAAACAAAGATGAAGAAAACAGGGCATTAAATTTCTTAGGAGAACCAATTAAAGTTCCACAACACATTCAAAAAAAGTATAAAATTGGATTTGACTATTATTATGATGCTCCTGATTGTGATTACTATGCAGTTATTCCAATTATACCAACAGGTTGGGTCAATGTAAAAATTGATATGGAGATTGTTAAAAGGGTAAAAAGATTTGCTAAAAATTTAGGAACAAACAATAGGGGCTATGAGTCTTTTATATCAAAATTGTCTGAATTTGAAAAATTATCAAAGTTGAACCGTTCACAACAATATATCTCCAGATTAAAAAGGGGCACAATTCAAAAGGAGATGTCAACTATTCTACTCCTACACTACATAAATGAAGTTAAAGACTTTTTTAACCCATCACAAAGTGGATTTCTTTTTGAGTCATTTATAGCCGGTTTGATACCGGATTCCAGAGTTAAAGAAGACAATTCACCAGTTGATATCAGAACAGCTAAAGACCGATATCAATTAAAATTTGTAGACCATAAAACACAATATGTCGATGTCACAAAGGACACTTTACCAAACCTATCACCGTGGTTAGAACACTATATGATTGCCTTAAAATTCGTTGATAAAATTGAATTATATATCATTGGTGGGCAAGAATTAGAAAGGAGATGGGAAGCAGGAACTTTAGAGGGTCTAATTACTGCTGGGGGAAAACCCGATCCGATTACAGGTAAAGTCAAAAGTGGTCCAAAATTTTCAATGAGTAAAGTAATATCACAATCTTCTGATTTTGGACTGGTAAAAAAATTTACTATTGAATTAAACGATATTGAGGGAAGGATTAAAAACTTAGGTGAAAGTCTTAAATCAACACTTGATGAACTTTATAAAGAATTAAGCGAGTTTCAATTTAATGTTGAGACAATCATCACCGGTGTAAATGAAAAGGGTAAAGTGATTAGAGACCAAAGTGAGTTTGAAGTTTATTATCTTTTAGCAAACAGAAATATTTTAAATCTTAAAGATCATTTGCAGAAATTGGTTGAAGATATCAACAAATAATAATCAAACTCGACATTTTAATAATCCAAACCACTGGTCTATTCAATTAGTTAAATATTTGATTTTTTAATTGTTAAAACTCTTAATCATTTATTTATATATATCATAAATCCGATAAATTATGAAAATTTCTAAGTTTATTAATCTTATTTTTATAACACTTTGTGTTAGGATATTTTCACAGTCAATCACTTTTAATTATACCGGATCGCCTCAAACTTGGGTCGTGCCACCGTGTGTTACACAGATTAACGTCACTGCGGCTGGGGCTAAAGGTGGTGGTGCTGTTGGTGGAAATGGCGCCGTGATATCAGCGACTCTAACTGTGACTCCTGGTCAAACACTAAATATCTATGTAGGTGGAATGGGAAGTTGTGGAAACAATTCTGGTGGTTGGAATGGTGGAGCAACTGGTTTTGCCTCTAACCCGGCTAATGTCAGCTATAATTCTTGTGGAGGAGGTGGTGCCTCTGATATTAGAATTGGAGGAAACGCCTTAGCTAACCGAGTTATGGTTGCCGGTGGAGGTGGTGGAAAAGGTGGAGGATCAACCACCACTATACAAGGTGGGGCTTCAAACTGTAATAACGGCGCAAATGGTCAAAATTCATTTGGAGTCGGGAGAGGTAGCGAGTTGGATGGCGAAGGTTTTTTTAGCGGTGGTGGCCTTTCTGGTGCCTGATTTCAATCTCTACAATTTGATCGATGAGATTATTGCAGGGAACGCAGTGGCGTGGCGGTCGACGTTGGA